TGAATCCGGAACCGATTGCTGTGATGGTCGGTGTCCATGTGATTGCTTCGCCCGGTGCGAATGTAACGTCATCGATGGAAGTGATCTGTCCGTTCGTGCATCCGATTCCGATCAGGTCATCTCCGTCCTTCATCAGGAACAGATAAGCCTCTTCAGCCGGAAGGGATCCAGCAGACAGGTTGACAGATGTCTTGCCAGATGCTGTTGTTACGTTTGCGCTGCCGAAGATTGTCTCAAAGACTTCCTCGGTGGTGTCCATGATTGGAGCGGAGATGCTCTCTGTGTGCTCTGTCATGATGACACGTTTTACTTCGTTAGCCCAGTTGCGGAGCGTCTCGTTTGATTTGTCGAGGGTTAATGTGATTCCGTCTGCGGAAACATCGCCAACCTCTGTCCAGCCGGTTCCCGGTGCAGTGCTGATGTCATCCGGGAGTGCTGTGCCGGCCGGTGCGTGATAAAACATACCAGTCGCTCTACCGATTCCAAGTTTTGTATCAGACATATTATGCCTCCTTAAAAATTAAATATTTGTTGTTTCAATATGTGCCACAACGCGGATCCGCGCCGAACACATCGCCAGATCAGGTCGCACAGGATCTCTTCCCCATGCGCCGATAGAATTTAGTACAACGTGACGGATCGCCGTTGTCTGCTCGTTGCAGACCGCCTCCAACACACCGATGGCATTCCGAAGATATTCGTTTGCCTCCGCATCGGTTTCCGCTCTGGAATCGAGCACGAGATCAAACGTGTCGATTTCGTTTAGGCGTGTACCGCCCACGAGCGTGACCAGGATGCTCGGAGTCTCGAAATCTTTCGGCAGTGGTCTGCAGTAAGCAGTTAATCCGGTCTTAAGCGCCTGTTGAACGATATATTCAATATCCTGACTTCTTTTGATCTGCATTGTTATTTACCTACTGCTTTCGATAAAATCTTTTCTTCTGCTTCTGCTGCTGCCGTTTCGTCATCATTCGAGATGATCCTTGCGAACGGTCTGGATGCGCCATGCGCAGCATCCTGTGCGAATGCCTTGGTTCCCATCTCAACATGGAACCCGCTACCCGCGCTGACCATCGAAGAAGCCCTCGCAGCAATCGTCTCCGCTGAACTCTTCACAACGGATTGAATGCCGCCGCTGTTGATCACCTCGGTCAGGCCTCCCGGTGCTTTTGTAAATTCGATCGTGATCTTCTTACCCATCAGCCCTGCCACCTTTCCAGATTGAGCTGCACATTGGATCTGCTTCCTGTCGGTGATGTCCAGACTCTCGGAGCACCGTTGATAACATAGGTCTTGCCCTCATACATGATCCGGTCGCCTTCCTGAACGTCAGCTCCGGCCGGACAATAGCAAGTGACTCCGTCCGAAATCCCAAGCACACGTCCGTCCATTGACAGGGATGTTGAGCCAGGCTGCCAAGAGCAGTCCGTGATCTCTGCTGTTGTTGCATTGTTCCAATCAGGGGCCTCGCTGTCCCGAAGCACTTTGATGCCCGGACGGATCCGCGTGATGGTGTCATGCGCAAAACTTCCAACCATTAGAACACCCCCTGAAGTTTAAATGGCATGAGGACATCCGCGTCAACGGTTGTCAGCCCGCCTGCACGGCTGTTGACGACTGCAGCGTTATTCGTGATGGACACGCCTCCTGCTGCCTCGCTCGTCACACCGCCCATATTGCCGCTAATGATTCCATTCCGCACTTTATATGCGGCAAGTTCTTTGATCGCGCCCATGTCCGCATCTGACAGCCCTGCGGTGTACTGGACAGTGATCTCTGTCCTTTTATCCAGAGGACCTACGTCAAACAGATGCAGTGTGCCGTTCGTGTCGATTGCGAAATCCGAAAACGAAGCCGAGCCGATCTGAACGGAAGAGACGGCCGTCACATAAGCTGCAGGAAGCTGGATGATCACATCCGCTCCGACCTGTTTGATCCTGCCGTCGTTATAAAGCACGCGTCCTGTGTATGAGCATGCAGCCGAAGGATAGACGTGCCACCCGCAAAAGCTCCGGATCCGATCGGAAACCGCCTTGATGCCTGGAGCTACCCGAGAATCATCCCAATATTTGTTTGCGGTCAGCGCGTGAAACTCTGCATCCGTCAGAACCTCCGGCAGGCTGTTGATGTCCGTCAGGATATAATCCCGGAATGCTACGCTCATTTCTTCTCCGCCTTCCTCTTTTTGTTTGCCGGTTTCACCGCTTTATTTGCCAAAGGCTCTGCAGCCTTTTTCTCGGTTTCCGGCTTGACCTCGACAGCACCAGCAGGCTGTTGTCCTTCTTCGTACTGATAGATGTAATTGCCGATTTTGTAATTTTTCAGCATTGAGTGTTCACCGCCTTTCGAAAAAAGCGGAAGGCAATGAAGCCCTCCGCCCTGTGTGATTGGATTTATGCTGTGTAAACTTTAGCGAATGCGCCAGGAACACGAACAGCCTCAAGGACTCTCTCCTCGATGCGGACTGTGATCATGTTCTTAACGAAGTCATCTTCGTTCTGGTTAGCAACTTCAACACGGAAGCCTTCGTCCTGTTTGGAAACAAGGGAAGCACCATCTTTGAATGCGCCTACGATTGCTGTACCAGCTGTGATCTTGCTGGATGCAACAACTTTCATGCCCCAGATCGGAAGGTATGCGCCATAAGCTCCATTGCCGTATGGTGCGTATGCCGGACCGCCCATCAGATACTGACCACTGTTGCCTCCGTCCTTTGCAAGGAGAAGAGTCTGAAGGTCAGCCGGGTTGATTACAACAGCATCAGGCTCGAAGCCGGTGTCTGCTAATACAGCCATTTTAGCTTTGAGAAGGTTGTCAAAGCTGATTCCGGAATTAACGGACACATTGATTCCGCTTGTGCCGAGGATAGTGCTGATCAGGTATGCTTCGATTGCATCTTTGACAGCTTTAATACCACGGCCACGAACTACGCTTTCAAGGTACGGAGCATCGTTTAAGAGTTCGTCAGTCTCTTTGAGGTGAGCTGCGATCTTCTTCAGGCTCTCTGTTTTTGCGGTGTATGTCGGATGGATCTGCGGTTTTTCAGCACCTTCTTCTGTGATAGCTGGTGTTCCTTCAACTGCTCCCATTACGAAGTAAGTAAGAGCATTTCCGCTGATTGCTTCAACGCTTAAGAGGTCTCTTACGCCAAGTCTGTCATCAGCAACCGGGATGATCTGGCTGACTGCCGGGATAGTCGGAGCGACAACCGGATCCGTTGCTGCTTTAATGCTTGTACTTACAACGCCTCTGTTAGATTTTAAGTAGTCAAGGTCGAGTGATTTTAATCCTTCTGTGTTCATTTCTGTTTCTCCTTCTGCCGGAGCTTCTTCCGGCGTGCCAATTTTACCCAGGAGTTCCTTTGCCTTTGCTGCATTCTCCTGGATCGCTTCAATTTCTTCTGTCAGGTCACTGATTGCCTGTGCCAGAGCTTCGCCTTCTTCGATTGCTTTCTCGTCTTCTGCTTCAATGTCAGACTTCAAAGCAATGAGAGCGGCTTTCTTTTCCTCCAGCTCACACTGGAGCTCTTTAATGTTCTTCATTTTGGCTCTCCTTTGTTGAGAATTTTTCGATTGTTTCAAGAAGCGCAGACTTTGCCGGATTGACCTCTTTCGGTTCCTCTGCTGTCGCGTCAGCATTGACCTCGATCGGTTCCTCTCCGTCCTTCTGTTCTTCTGTATCATCAAGCTGACCGAGCACTTCCCTGATCAGCGTGATTGCTTGTTCTAATTTATCGGCATCCGCCTTGCTGTTCCGTTTGCCAGCCTTGATCTCGGTTGCAACAGCGTTCTGGTTCGCCGGGATCGGAACAATGCTGACCTCGAAAAGATCCAGCTTCCGAAGCTCGTTCGCCTTTGTACCGTCTTCCAGTTTGACCGGAGCAGCATCCAGCACGTTATACGCGAATGAGAACTGGTATACACATCCGCTCTTGACGATCTCGCGTTTCTCCTGTGCGAGTGGAGTATCGAAGAAGGATGCTGTCATCAGCGGTCCTTTTTCGGTGTCTTCGATGCTGTCGACCTTACCGATAATCTGATCGAGGTCATGATTCCAGCAGAGCGGAAACGGATGTCCTGACTCTTCTCTCGCTTTGATGGTCTCTGTGAACGCTCCAGGTGCTACGATGTCGCCATAGCTGTCCGGGATGCGGTCGTATGTTGAGAAATATCCGGAGATCGTTCCGTTATCCTCGTTTGCTTCTGTCTTAAAGCTCTTTTTTAGTAATTCCATTTTTAAACCTCCGTGATAATTACCTGTGTTGAACAATTACATCCGCAGGACTCGTCTGCATCGAGGATGTCATCGCCCGGCCACATAGCTCCGTTTGAAAACGGTTCATCGATCGGGACGACTTCGCCGTCCATCATGGCATGGGATGGTCTCGGATTGTCACCTGTCACCCATTCCTTCTCGACTGTTTTGTTGATGCCCTGTGCTTCCGCCTGCTGTGGAGCCTCATGCGTTGCTGCCCAGCCTGCGACACCGATCGCAATCATCCGCCCGAAGCTGATGCTGTCGGCGTTCTGTCTGCGTTCCATGACCGCCTGCGGTGTCTGGTCTTCGGATGTCCAGGCATCTTCCAGTTTGCTATAGGTGGATGCGTTGATCGCTGCAGCTCTTCCGAGTGCAAGTGCCCGCAAGTATTTGCGCGTGATCTGCGGATTGTATTTGCTTCCGATCGCCTTTGCGACCTCTTTGCCATGTGCATCCGCAACGTCATTGATCACCGGCTCAAGGTCATCCGCCAGTTCTTCGTTCCATCGGTCCTCATCCCACCAGGATGTCGCTTTTGCTCCGATCTTCGGAAGCACCGAATCTGCCTGACGTTTCCAGAACCGCTTCAGGACCTCCGCCATGCGCTCATCTTCTTCCTTACTGGAGCGCGCCTTGATCCTCACCGGCTCTGACTTGCAGGAAGCACATCCGCACGTTTCCTGAAGCGTCATCGGCTCCTGCGGATCCATGTGTGTGTCCTGTGGAGAGGCCTGTCCTCCGGTGATGACATTTAATGGGACAATCAACTCGTCCCCGCCGTCTACCGGTGGCAGATTATTGTCAGCGCGTGCTTCATTTCTTGTCAGCCACGGGCCTCCCACGGCGGATTGAAGAATGCTCGCGCGTTCTTCGAAGGAACCCTTGAGCTTCTCTGTCAAATCAAATTCCACATATATGTTCGCTTCACTGCCTACCTTCGGCAGCAGAAACGAGTTGATGCGTTGCTGCAGCATCTGCAAAACAGGCCCCAGACATTCCGCATACAGTGCTCTTGCGTTGTCCTTGGAACTTGCATAGGTCTGTGAGTCTGAATGCCAGATCAGGGACGGATTCACGCCATAAGCAGCAGCAACCGCCTCTCTGCTCAACTTGACTGATTCCACCCACTGCTGTTCTTTGAAGTTGGTCTGGAATGGTTTGATCTCCATTCCGTCCTCCATCACAGGAATTGAGCCCGCTTTCGATCCGCCCGGTCCCCATGCTTCCCGGAATGCTGTCACGAACTTTCTTCTCGTGTCATCATCCCACGGCTGCACGTTTGCAGGACGCACGATCTGGGCATTAAGTCTTCCGGAAGAATGCCAAAGCTGTTTGCGGAAGTTGCCCGCCTCGATCTGTTCCTGCAAGGTCTGGCGGAGTGCAGAGATCGGGCTGATGTGTCCGCCCGGATTGCCCGGTGAATAGGTCGAGAATTTCACGAACTCTTCACGCGGGATGTCGACCGCTGTCCCTGAACTGTCAGGAACACGGACACGCACGCTCGACTGTGCGTAAGCGTTTTCCCTGTCGGTGCTCTGGATCCATTCGCTCGGAATGATCCGGAGCTGCCATCCGCTTTCGCTTTCAGCGTCCGGCATGATCCACACATACACACAACCGAAGACGAAGTATTCGATCGCCAGCGCACGGGTAAATTCATACTCGGTCTGGTCCTCGTTCGGCCTCCAGAGTAATTTCGCCGCAACACTGTCACGGTCTCTCTTTCGGTCCGTCTCGCCATCCCGCCGATATACTTTAAGCGGAAGCTGTGCGATGCTGTTTGCGAGATAATTTACAACCGCCTGCAAATTATCCTGCGTCTGGTAAAGTTTCTTTGCGGTGTAATTGAGCACCTGTGTCGGTGCGTCACCGCCGATCTGGTACACGTAATAGCGCGGTGCAAAAAGCCCGCGCCAGCGTTCTCTGATGGTTGGCATCGGATGCCCTCCTTCGCTAAATAAAAACTAATTCTCGTCCGGCTTGGTAACTCGATTCATAGATCTTCCGCTCTTTATCCTCTTTGCGGATGGCTGTTGCCGCCGCATACGCCATTGCACAGGCAAAAAGCGGTGCTATATCATCAGGGCTCTTTGAGCGGTCGGGAAGTGTTGCCCCTCCGCCCATGACCTTGATCTGCATTGTTTTGGCTGGAAGGTCCAGCACCGGCTGCGGAAGATGAAAGATCCGCACACCGTTTCTCGGCACTTGCCCCGGTTCTGGAGGCGTGCTGTTTGCGATGCCGTCATAGAACCGCCCCCAGCCTGCTGACAGTTCCGGACCTTCGACCGCACATCGGTCAATTCCGTCCATCAGGCAGATCCGCTCTGCGATTCCAGAAGCAGGAGCTCCTCGCCCCTGATAGCACAGATGGATCGTGCCGTATTTATTGATCCGCTCTGCGAACCAATCCGCCGCCCATTCATAGCCGACATCTCTTTTGACTGCCTCGATGTGCCACTGTCCGTCTTCACGCATTCCGGCGACACCGATCGACAGCCACCGTCTGTCCGCAGACAGGTCGATTCCAAACCACAGCTCGGAATCTGCTGCAATGAACGACAGCGGATCTGTGCCCGCCTTCCATGCGCCCTGCGGGAATGGCTCCGGCAGGATCGTCTCGACCTGCTGACACATACATTCCGACCGGAA